TGCTCAAGGATATTTTAATGTTAGAGGTGGTAATGTTGATGGTGGAAGAATATCAGGTAATCCTGCAACAGATTTGTATGCAGGTATGAATAGAGTATCAAAATTTGGTAATTTAGAAAAGGCTGGTGCTAAAAGAATTGCTACTAGAGAAAAAACTATTGCTAAAAAAGGCTATGGTCCTGGTGATAAATTTTATGAAGATACTCAAAATATGAAAAATCAACAAGATAAATATACAAGAGATAAACATAAAGCAGTTGCAAAAGATGCAGTTAAAAAAGGTGCTAATCCAAATAATCCAGCAGAAATGCATGCAGCAAGTAAAAAAGCTAGTAATGAAAAAGGTAATAGTGGAAACGGTGGTGGTAGTGGTGGAAGAGTCATATGTACAGAATTACATAGCACAGGAGAAATGTCTACTGTTGATTGGGTAAGAGATACAAGATTTACATTTAAAACTTTAACTAAAAGTCATGTTAAAGGATATTTATTTTGGGCAATACCAACTGTAAGACATATAAAAAAATATCCACTATATAGAAAAATTTGGAAACACATTGCACAACATAGAGCTAATGATATAGCATGGAGATTAGGTGAAAGTAAATTTGATTTACTCGGAAGAATATACGCAGGTATAGGAGAACCTACATGTTGGTTAATTGGAAAATTTGTTAGTGATAAACAATACAATGAATTAAATCTTAAAAATTGGAGAAAAGCATAATGGCAATAGGACCAGACAATCAAGTAACTACAACAGGATTAATGGGAGCAACACCAAAATTACCTGATGCACCTGATATGTCAGGATTAGGTCAAGGTCAGACACAAGGTGGTCAAGCACCTGCACCAATGGCAGAAAGACCTGTGCCTGAAAAAACACAAGATCCAAATATAGACGAAAGAATACAGAATTTAAATGAAACAGAAATAGCACAATTAGATGGGTTATTAGGTCCAAGTAATGCAGCTATTTTAAAGAAGATTGCACCTGAAGCTAGTGGTTTAATAGATCAATTTACAAGCGAAGAAGATGTAGTATCTTTACCAATATCAGCTATTAAAAATTATGCTATAAAGATATATGGTGGAGATGAAAAACTAGCAGTGCAAAATTTCATAACAGATTTGTCTGGTCAAGAGCCAGATAATACTAATGTGCCACCTGATACGGCAACTGAATCTACAGGTATGATGACTCAACAGTCTGATGACATGCCTTCAGATATACAAGCTATAGACGAAGGAACAGAAACAGTTTAGTATCAGCCCACAAATTATGGAAGTGAGCTACCCTTATCCATAAGGCACTCAACCAAAGAGGAAATAAAATGGAAAATGAAGAAAATACGGCAGTAGAAGTTTCGGAAGAAACTAAAACTGAAAAACCTAAACTTTTTAAAAAACCAAAAGTAAAACCTTATAGTAAACATCAAGACGATGACGATGCTGAAACTGAAGCATTTGCTAGAGGTGAATTAGAAAAGTTTAATAGAGAAAAAGCAGAAACAGCAACCGTTCAAAAGGACACTGAAGCATCAGAAGAAATTGCAAGCTCAGATGGTAAAGCTACTCCTTCAACTGAACGCCCTGAAAATGCAGAAGAACGTGTCTTTAAGAAACGTTATGACGATTTAAAAAGACACTATGATTCTACACTTGGAAAGCATAAAGATGAAGTTCGTACTTTAAGAACTCAACTTGAACAATCATCTAAACAGTTTGTTCCACCTAAGTCTAAAGATGAATTAGAGGCTTGGAGAAAAGAGTATCCTGATGTATATGATATGGTTGAAACCATAGCTATGACAAAAGCTGATACTAGAGCAAAGGAGATGGAGGATAAATACCAAAATCTTCAAGTTCAACAAGAACAAATTAGTAGAGAAAAAGCTGAAGTAGAATTGTTAAAAGCACATCCTGATTATAAAGACATTCGTCAAAAAGATGAATTTCATGAATGGGCTGCTAAACAAGATCCTACTATACAAGGTTGGTTGTATGAAAATACTTCTAACTCATCACTAGCTGGAAGAGCTATTGACTTATATAAAATGGATACTGGTGTTAGCAAACTATCTAAAAAACAGGAAACAGCTGTTAAGAAAGAAGCAGCTAAAGCTATAACAAAAACTGCTAAAGCTACTGAGACAGAGTTACCTAAAAAGAAAATTTGGTCTAACGCTGAAATTAGTAAAATGACTGTTAATGAGTATGCAAAATACGAAGAAGAAATCGATAAAGCTGTAAGAGAAGGTAGAATCCAACCTTAACAATAATAACTATATAATAGGAGACAAACACTATGGCTACTATGGGACTAGCGTCTGGTTATCAAAATTTACCTTCGGGAAATTGGGTACCAGCGGTATATAGTCAAAAGGTTCAAAAGTTTTTCAGACGTGCATCAGTTGTTGAAGATATTACTAACACTGATTACGCTGGAGAAATTGAAAATTTTGGCGACACGGTAAATATCGTGAAAGAGCCTTCAATTACTGTAAGTGATTATGCGAGAGGTCAAACTGTAAACACACAAACTTTGGCAGATGATAAGTTACAACTTACTGTCGACCAAGGTTCATACTTTGCGTTTAAAGTAGACGATATCGAAGAAAGACAATCACACGTAAATTGGGAAGCTCTTGCAACTTCTTCAGGTGCTTATTCACTTAAAAGAAACTATGACTACAATGTTTTAAAAAACATTTATGACAATGCTGCAACATCAGCTGCGAACACTGGAACAGATGGTTCGCCAATTGATGGAGACGCTGCGGCAGATACATTAGCAGATGTTATATCAGCTGCTAAAACAGTTCTTGACGGTGGAGATGTACCAGAAGAAAACAGATGGTTCGTTGCACCACCAGCTTTTTACAAGCAATTGAGAAAAGCAGGTGCTAAAATTATGGATCAATCAGTAATGGCAGATGGTGGAGCATCATCTATGAGAAATGGTATGGTAACAGATAGACCTTTATTTGGGTTTAGACTTTACTCTACAAACGCAATTGCGGTTTCAAGTGGAGCAGCTTCATCTAAAACTTTTGGATCAGCAGGTTCTAATGAATATGCTTTCCTTTATGGGCACCAAGGTGCAGTTGCTACGGCAAACCATATTGCGAAAACAGAACTTATCAGAGACCCTGATTCATTTTCAGACATCGTTAGAGGACTACACGTTTTTGGAAGAAAAATTCTAAGATCAGATGCAGTTTACTCTGGCGTTATAACAATAGGTTAATTAGGAGGATAATAGATAGATTATGGCAACTTATGATAGAACAGGTGCTGGTGGAACTACTGGACATCCGTCTAATGGTAGAACACCTTACTTAGTTGAAAATACAATTGATGTATCAGCAGTTAACAGTAGTTCAGGAACTTCAAATGGAGATATTCTTCAAGCGTTAGATATTCCTGCAGAAACTTTAATCATGGAAGCTGGAACTGAGGTAATCACTGCATTATCTAGTTCTGCTACTATGGACTTAGGTATTACTGGTGGAGACGTTGACAGATATGTTGATGGTGACACTAATGCTACTGGTTATGGAACACTTACAGCTACAGCTAGAACTGTAGTTGCTAGTGCAGATACACTAGATATATTAACAGCTGGAGCAGATTCAAGTGCGGGTAAAGTCCGTGTTTGGGCTGTCCTTTGTGATGTATCAGGTATTGATGAATCAGATAACAACTAATAAATAAATTTAAGGGGGGCTATATGTCCCCCTTAATGTACTCCCTTTACTAAATAGGAATTTTATGACAACTTATGATTTAAGAAAAAAAACTGATGCTAGTACGGGACAAAAAATTACTCTTTTAGGTAGTGGTATAGATCCATCATTTATAAATAGAGTAATAAAATTAGAACAACAAGTGGCTTCTCAAAGTGATAAACTAGATCACATTGTGAATTTACTTAATGGCATTTCAAAAGAAAAGTCAACTACTTGAAGTAATTCAAGAATACAAATCTGATAACTCTGCACTTAAAGAGCAGATTACAGATTTACAAAAGCAATTATCTAGTGCTGAATCTAGAATTAAACAATTATTAATTAAGTACGAACATTCAGTACATGATAATATTAACAAAGAGGAAGAATAATGACATCAGAAGTATTTGATATGCGAAAATATAATAAATTTAAAAAAGCTTATAAGTCAGGTGGTAATATGAAAAAAATATTAGGACCTAAAACAACAATAAAAGAAATAAATTTATTTATAAAACTTCTTAATAAACAAAATAAAAATTAATAAATGGCAACAACTTACTTAGTATTATCAAATAGAATTTTAAGAGAATTAAATGAAGTTGAAA